CCTCCTCAACAAGACATATTTCAAGGGAATATACCGCTTGGACCTGCTAAGACTCCACACAAAGTTGCAAGCACTTTTGCAGCAGACAGATACGATGAAAATGCTAATAATCTTATAAATTTTTTACAATGCAATATTGCTTTTGTTGTTGATATTGTTAAAAAAATTCTTTTTATAAAGACATCAAATTGCAATCTTGATGCAGGTATTCTTGCATCTAAGTTATTTGAAGGTGGTGGAATTAAGAATTTAGCGGTAGGTAAGCTCAATGATAATTTTATAAAAATCTCTAAATTACTTAAAAAAATTAATGAATAGTAACCCTATAGAGAAAATCTCTGAGAATGAAATGAGCCATCTCTTCTTATCGTTTTGTTCTTTTTGCGCTTTACTTGAGCCTAAGAAAATTAATCTCGCCAATGTTTTTCTTCTTGTTTTAAAAGAACAAAGATTTAGAAATTTTTTAGTTGAATATTGTGATTTTAAGACTGTATATCATGCATTAAAATATTTTTTATTCTTTGATTCTACCTTACATAAGAGTAAATATATAATGAAATTTTTAAACTCGAGTAATTTTAATAGATTATGATAATTCAATCAGAAGTAAAACTAGACAAAAACAAAAGCCTTGAAAAGCCTTATTTTGACAGAATGTATAAAAAATTTGCAAGAGATGTTCAGACTTCTCTTATTTTTGAAGAACTCCGTTTCAGAAGATACGCACATAGTCCTAGTAAATTAAAAAAATTGAAAAAAGAATTTAATAGGTTAAAATGGCGTGAGTACAGATGATTTCAGATTTTGAAAAATATATATACAATCAACATTTAAAAATCACAAGGCAACACAACAAGCAGCCATACACTCTAAGAAAAAACTTTAATGACTTAGCTGACAAAGAAACAATATGTCTTAAGAAATTGAGCCATTTTTTCAATAAACACACAAAAATAACACCAGCAGATTTTTTTACAGCCTCCTACAATTTATACAAAGATGAAAAATATCTCGACCTCTGTTCTTTCAATACTTTAAAAGCTGTAAAAGCCTATACTATATACTGTAACAATATAAACAATCTTGATCCTGATTCAGATAAGCAGCTAGAATTTACTAAAAATTCACTTCTTTTTATATATAATTTTTGTAAAATAAATAAAATTAAAATTGCAGAATATCTTTCACATAAAACAAATAACATATACACCTTTCTTCTGCATTTAAAAAATAGAGAGATAAATCTTTATTCGCTTATGAGCTTTGAGAATTTAAACTTATTTTTTTCTAGCTCTGATATAGGAGTTTTAAGATTTATGTTTGAGGATAATTTTACCGAAAAGGTAAGTCTTAATAAGATACGGTTTTTAAACTCAACCAAATGTAAATTGCTTGTTATGACAGGATTAAAGCGTTTAGAAAATAAACTTGAAAAAAGTGTTGAACTTTCATAAAATACATATATCATAAAACTATGAATTCACTCACCTCTTCAATGTTTGAGAGCATTAAAAGTGCTCTTACTAAGGACAATAAAGCACCCAACAGGCAAAAAGACTTTTTGCGCACAGAACCAGGCAATACCTACACAGTACGGCTTTTGCCTAATCTTAAGGACCCTGCTAAAACATTTCTTCATTATTATTCTCATGGTTGGAATAGTCTTGAGACAGGGCAATTAATCACATTAGTTAGCCCCACCACTTGGAGTCAACGTGACCCTATTGCAGAAGAACGCTACCGTGTTCTGCGCAATGGAACAGATGAAGAAAAAGAAAAAATTAGAGCTATTGTACGTACTGAACGTTGGCTAGTTAATTGTTATGTTATAAATGACCCGGTAAATGAAGAGAATAATAATAAGGTGAAAATCCTTCGCTTTGGCCGCCAACTCAATAAGATTATTATGGAGGCCATGGAGGGTGAAGAAGCTGAAGAGCTTGGTCCTCGTATTTTTGACTTATCGCCCAAAGGTGTTAACTTAAAAATTAAGGTTGAAAAGCAGGGCGACTATCCAACATACGTATCTTCAAAGTTTACTACACCCAAGGAAATTGAGGGTGTAGACAGCGATTCGTATGATAAGCTTTTAAAGAGTGCTTATGATCTTGAATCATACATTTCTGTTCTTTCATATGATGAACTCAAGGATATGCTTGATAAGCATTATCACTGTAAGAGTAATTTTAAGGATACTCCTGGACTAGAGGTTAAGCAAGAAGTAAAGATGGAGACAGTACAAGCTGCTAAACCTGCAGTCGCTATTAGCACAAAATCTACAAAAGCTACATCAAGCGATGAAAGCCTTGAGAAGCTTTTAGAAGATCTGTAATGGACGCTTTTAGAGAACCAACCCCAGAAGAAGCTAAGCTATTAGCGCTTCAATTTATGGGGCAAAATATAGGTGATATAAAAGAAATTAATAAAAATGTTGTTGGGCGTTCGAATAATTTAAATGGAAACATTATTAATGTTGAAAAAGTATTAAGCACGCTTCCCTCTTCCGGGAGACCGCGTCCACAATACGCACCTCAGCAAGTACAGCAGGTACCAGTTCAGCCCCCCATACAGCAAGAAACTATTACCAGCGCACCAGTTATGGATCTTTTACAGAAAATTAATAATAATCTTGAAACTGTAGTTAGATTGCTGGAAAAATAAAGAACCCCCCTTATAATAAGGGGGTATAAATGAAGATTTTAATTTCTGATAAAATTGCCTTTGTAAATAATTTCTTAACACCTGTAAGTAAAGTCACAAATAGCGCTATAATAAAAGTTGAAAGAGAGCAATTTAGCTCACTGATTGCTACAACAGACAATTCTGTTATTTTAAGCGCTATCTATAAAAATAAGAATGAAATTGAAAACATTCTTCATATTAATATACCCGATTTATGTAAGCTAATAAGGATATTATCTGTAATTGATAGTGCAGCAATAGAAATTAATATTAACAGCAATAATATATCCTATACATCAAGCGATATACGATTTAAATATCATTTATTTGAGGACGGTATTATTACTTCTCCTAAGCTAAATATTGATAAGCTTAACACCTTGCAGTTTGATGGTAAATTTACATTACCTTACAGTAATTTGCAAAATCTTATTAAGGGAAGTAGCATTGCGACAGATACTAATAAGATATATCTTTCCTATAAAGATAATACCGTATTAGGTGAGCTCACTGATAAAGCAAGATCTAATGTTGATTCATATGGTCTAACTATTTCAGATAATTATACAGGAATTCAATTAAGTGGAACTTCACCCTTGAATTTTGAGGTTTTTAGAATAATTTCTTCTATGAAGTTCAAAGAGTTAAACTGCTCCTTTTCAAGTAAAACAGGTGTTTATATATTTGATGCATCTATAAATGATATAACAATGAAATTTATTGTTTCAGCATTAGCTAATTAATATGAAAACATCTAAGAACAAGCTCCGTACCCCATGCTATTTTATCAAGAGACTAAGAGATAATGGCTATATAGTCCTGCGAGTATTTTCAATTTTTGGAAGACACGATCCAAGGCGCTGGACGGCAATTATTAACCCCACAGGTGATTCTGTATTTTGTACATGTTATATTAACAAGAATGAAATGGGTGAAGTATTGTTTGAATTAGATGATGCAGGTACAAAAATACCTAAGAATTTTTATTTAAAAACTGAAAGCATTGAAGTAGTTATTAAATTTTTACAGGATAATGGCATAACTAATAGTGATTACCCTGGAAAATCGAGATATATGGTAAGTCGATTAAATACTATTATAGATGAAAAACCGATCAAACAGACACAAGAGCAATAAAGGTAGTGCAGAGAATTTTGATCCAGCAAAATTTAAAGAAGAGTCTGATTTAAGCAACAAAGCTGTACAAAAATTTCTTGAAAATACCTTACGCGAAAAAATAAGCAAAAAGCAAGATATTGATGCACTTGTACATACAATACAAGAATTTTTAAATTGTTTTGTAATTCTTGGTTATACGCTTGACGGTTTACCTGTTAATATTATTTCAGCTCATAGTCAGCAAGAAGCTGATTCTCTTGCAACTCTAGTAAACAAAACTTTTATGCAACAGCAGAATCACGACAGAGACAGTAGTTGATTTAACTATCTATTAATGCATAATATGCATATATGCTAAGCATACTAATTACCGGTAAAGGTTTTATAGGCAATAGTCTTTACGAGTATTTAAAAGGCAAACATAATACAACTATTATTTGTAAAAAAGAAGTAGATTACACAGACAGAAAAACTCTTGAAAATTTCTTACAAAATCAGCATTTTGACTTTTTAATTAATTGTAGTGGTTATACTGGCTCACCAAATGTAGATGCCTGTGAATTGAATAAGCAAGAATGTTTATTTTACAATGTCTCTGTACCTTCAGTATTAAATTCTGCATGTATAAACAACTCCATAAGATTTATCAATGTATCTTCTGGTTGTATATATACTGGATATGAAAAGGACTTTACAGAAAAAGATGAACCAAACTTTGGTATATATAATCCAGAAAGTAGTTACTACTCGTTTACTAAACATTTATGTGAAAAAGCGTTGCACAATACAGCTGCTATAACAATAAGAATTAGAATGCCTTTTAATACAACCTTAGCTTCAAAGAATTTAATATACAAGATACTCAAATATAACAATATTATTGATCTTCCAAATAGCGGAACTAATACTGATGATTTAAACGTCTTTCTAGAGAAGTTTATACAACTACCCAACATCGATTCAATCCACGGTGTACTCAATGTTGTTAACCCTGGTGCTATTACAGGCAAGATAATTTCTGAATATCTTAGTTTTCATAAAACCATTAACCCTCTATGGAAAGTTGTTGAAATAGATAAGCTAGATATAAAAGCAAATAGATCTAATTGTGTACTTTCTGATAAGAAAATTAAAAAACTTGGCTTACAATTACCCTCTGTGCATACATCATTAAGAGAAGCTGTTTCAAAATTTATAGAAAAATTATAAATGTTCTTTGCAAAAAAACATCCTAAGACAGGGGTTGTATATGCTATTACTACAGGTATATATGCTGGGCAGCTATTTGTTTATATGGAAAAAAAAGATAAAGAGTATTCTTTTTTATCAATACCTGAAATGATAACACGCAAAGTACCAGAAGATAAATTTGATGTTGGGTTAAAGCATAAAATAATTGATATTGTTGAAAGATTGCCGAATGATGTATATACTGTTTGTGTTAAGCAGTATAGAAAAAATCAAACTGTGAATAAGTAATAGTATGGACATAATTAAACCTAACATTATTGCATCACCAATAAGCGGACAGCCATGTAAACCTGTGCTCAAGACATATATACGCGCCGGTAAAGAAATTGTTGAAGCACACTATATTGATCCTGCTTCTGGCACTTTTATTAGAAAAGGTGTTGTTTCTATTAAAGACATTCCTGCACCCGAAAAGAAGTAAGTTTATTTCTTTTATTTGTAAGGTATAATACCTTAATGGTTATACCTCAAGATTATTTTGTACAGAAATTTTACCAATATACAGGCATACCTAAATATAACAAAATAACAAACACACATCAAGGATGTTGTCCAATATGTCGCGAAGGCAGATCTTGGGGAAGAAAAAGACGCAGTTATTATATTTTAAAAGATAATGTAATATGTTGTCATAACTGCGGGTGGTATAGTTCCCCCACAAAATGGGTTGAGTCTGTTAGTCATATGACATATGATGAGATAATTAAGGAATCGCGTGAGTACGATATATTACCTTTAGATTTGCTTAGTGAAGAAGAAAAACCTGCAAATAAGCCTCTCATTGTTTCAAAACTTCCAAAAGATTCTATAAATTTATTTGATAAGCATCAGGTTGATTATTATAAAGACACACCAATCATCACCAATGCTCTCACTCTTCTTAAGCAAAGAAGGCTTGATACTGCTATAAATAGACCTGATAGCCTCTGGGTATCTTTAACCGATAAAGTACACAAAAATAGACTTATTATACCTTTCTATAATGATCAAAACGAAATTATTTTTTATCAATCAAGAGTTATTCAAGAAAAAGATTTAAAATTTTATCCAAAATATCTATCAAAAATAAACAGTGAAAAATCCTTATATGGTATAAACAAAGTATCATCCTCTTTAGATTATTTGTTGATTACAGAAGGACCTATTGACGCATTCTTTCTAGAGAACGGTATTGCTGTTGCAGGCATTCAAGAAAATAGCAGCGCTTCTTTTACAAATCTACAGCAGTCACAACTTTTACCCTTTAAGCTTTTACAAAAAATATGGGTTTTGGATAGCCAATGGCTTGATACAGCAAGTAGAAAAAAAACTGAAAAATTAACTAAACAGGGTGAAACAGTTTTTATTTGGCCTGAAGATATTGGAACACTATATAAGGATATAAATGAAATGTGTGTCGCACAAGGCAGGGATAAAATTGAATTAGATTTTATTATTAATAATTCAGTTAGCGGTATTAAGGCTGAGCTTATGATGGTTAATATTAACCGTTACCAGAGGAAATAAGATAGCCTTTAAAAGATTCGCTCAAAGAGCTTAATTCTGCTGCTAATCTTGCAATCTTCTTTTTTTCACTTCTAGCTATATCTTGAAATACTGTTTCACATGCAGCTGCATGTAGTTTCGATTGTACAGAGGTTTCTGTTGTACCGTTTAAAAATTCAATAAACTGATCAATTTGACCTATCCATTGTTTTAGCTCACCTAATTGCTCTGTTTTCATTTTTTCAGTATCAGTAATTACTGGTGCTTGTACATCAAAATCTTCAGGCTTTGCTGTATCAAGCTTACTGCTCATTGCTTCTTTATCAGTAGTAGGCCTTGCAACAGGTGCATCTGTTATCTCATCTTTCTCTATAATAGTTGTAAAAGCTTTCTTAAATAGGTCCATACATTTATTTATCAAAAAGATTAAATAATTCTGTGAAAAACCTTATTCAAGAGGATGATAGTACTCTTAATTATAATAAATGGGTTAAAGGCATAGCAGATAAAGAATTTGGTTCACAAAGAGTAGCGGTAAATAGCTTATTTAAAAATACAGAAGATGATCAGCAGCCTAATAGTAAAAAACACCAGAATACATTACCTTTTCCCCTCCCCAACCTTATTTCTGCATTAGGCAATGCTATTGTCAATCTTAGCAATTCTATTAGTTTGATTGAAACACTCAAAAGTAACCCCATTGTAAAACATAAAGACAATAATGTTCATATAGAAGAGTCTATAAAAAATCTTAAAAATGCGGCTGAAATGATACAGATTGCCGCTAAAAGTGTTGATAATATTACAAGTAGCATATAATATATTGTTAATGTTTAGATTAGTAATTCAGCTTGCTATATTTGTTATTTTATCTCTCTGTACTGGGTCTGCCTTTAGTAGGTTAGGGTTAAATTTTTATCTCGGAGTTGCAACTGGTTGCGCCTTACAATATGTAGGCAACTATCTATTTACCATTGCATTAAATGCTTATGTTCAATTAAAAAATAAAAAACTTGAAAATGAAAGAATAAAGGAATTTACTATGCAGGGAATTGAAGTTGAATGCCCGTGTAGTAAAAAACACCGTGACTTTATACCCATACGGCTCAATACAACAAACAAATACAAATGTAAAGATTGCCAAAAAACTATTAGTGTGTTTATTAACCCTTCAACAGCACTTGCAACAGAACCTATACTCGATACCGATACAAGCAACCCATTAATTATAGCCAATGGACTCGATCAATAATCTCGCTGTGAATGTACCGGCAACTTCTCTTGATACTAATAAAGAGAAAACAATAGATGTAAATTATATTGCTCAGTGTGTTGAATCTGCATTAAGCTCAGAGCAGAAGAAATATTATGATATCGGGTACAATTATTTTAAAATTAGTGGCAATGATAGTATAAGTTTTTTAAAATGTTTCTTCTACTTATTTAATGATTATTTTAAAACAGTCATAAGAGAGAGTAACCTCGATGTTGAAAAACAAGAGACTGTTATTGAAAATCTCAACCTTATTCTTAAGAATATTGAAATAAACTTTACCGTATTTGAAAACTTTTTAAATACTTTAAAAATAAAAAAGAATGTATTTGACTGTAACAAGCTTTTCATGATAATAATAGGATATGCAATCAACAACATCAAAAAGAACTATAGAAATTAAACTCAAGTCTAAGACTGAGAAACTTCCAATTGACACACTATCACGCTGGCTTTGTCTTATTGAAGCTATTGAATTAGTTTGTAATAAAGCCAAGCAAATGAAAATTGATACAAATAATAATATGGATTGGATTAAACCTCTTGCTTTTCAAAAATATATAGATGAGCGGGTTGAATCTATGATTGATGAAGCAGAACTTTTTGAAAGCCAAGAAGAAATTAACTCACAGCAAGCACCTGAAAGTACTTTATGCAATATCCCGCAGGCACCAGTTTTACAGTAAATAAAACTGGTTTAGGCAGAGCGCCACTGCCGTATAAAAATTATTTCTTTGATGGTATATATAGCATTGCTAGTATACGAAAAATTAATGAAACGGTTATCTATAGATTCACTATTAATGGCACAACAAGCACATCCCTTAGTTGCAATTCATGCTCTGATATGGATAAAATTATCGCTTTCTGCAAAAATGAACCGTTCATACAACCAATAGTACAAACTGCAGATCAGGAACTGCCTTAATATCCACCGTATACGCCACCGTAATCAGTTTTTGTATAATCAAAAATCTTTTTACTTGCATCAGCTGCATTATAGCTATAAGGCTTATCTGCACCTGAAATAGCAGGATTCTTTGCATCATCAAAGACTTGTTGATTAACTGCTTCACCTGAAACACCCGGCTCAAAAGAATATTCAAATCGTTTAGCTTTACAAAGCCAGACATAATGACCACCAAGAGGATTAATCCTCGCTACATCTTCATCTAACCGCTCAGTAATTTCAAACATTTTTCCGTTTCTGCCGCCTGGTCTATCTCTCCCATATTCAACTAATTGAAATAAATCACCTGATTTAGGCTCAGCACCTGCACCAAATGTTTCATAGAATGAAGATATGTGCACATATGCAGTTACCTCATCATCAGACTGCAGACCATATTTGGAAAGCATCAAAGCATTTTCATTTAAATCAATTAACATTTTTATAGTTACAGGTGGTGAATATTCTTGTGTAGGCTGCTCACCATACAGCATATCTGCGCTTAATGTCGTTGTATTATTAACAATATAGCCTACTCTTTGCCCATACAGATTGATTTGCTCTAACCAATAATTATTTTGAAGCTGTATATCACCAGAATTATTGGTTTTATCCACAAATGAAAAACATTCATTAACATTTTGATTTACATTTGGATAGGTTTTTATTTCTATGCTACCTGTAAAAAAATTTGTACAATCGTTATTAGTCATTGCGGTAGAGAATATATCCCCCTCTTGGATTTAATGAAATTGAAATATCTGTTCCCACCAATTTTTTTGTTTCTCCTGGTTTAAGTGTCGCAACATAATTATGTTTTTTTAGCAATTCTTTTATTTTTTCATTATTATTAAGAATTGCTGTTCGCTTATTATTATTTTTAATTTCTTCTGTACCATCTGCCTTTTTAATTTTATGCATTGCAGCAATTGGCTCATGTGGCTTACTAGTATTAAGCAAACCATCATTCTTTAAATGTCTTGGGCCTATCTTATTATCACCAAAAAACTCTTTAAATGTCATAATATTATTTAATCAAAAAAAAAGCCTAACTTAAGTTAGGCTTTTTTTATTACACCAACCTACCAAATTATTTCTTAAAGAGATAATCCCCTACATTGTGCTTGTTTGCAACTTTATTATTCTTACCGGTGTTAGCTTCTGCGCCTTTAACACCTGCACCAACAAGGGCATGGCCTTTTTCACCATCATTACCAACTTTATCAGTTACTTTTGCATCACCTGCACCTTTAGCTACAAGAGTTGTTGCTACTCCACTGACTTTATTGTTCTTACCAGC